ATCGAGACACAAACCAATCTCTCCCCCTTTATTGAGATTGTATCCAACGGTTCCTCGGAGAGTATGATGAGCGGTTATTGGGATGCATCGTGTAAGTTTTTGAAATTCAGTCCCTTCAAGATTATTTCTGAGAATTTCGTAACGTTCCTTGACGATCCGCAATTTTTCAGGTTCAACGGTTGACATAAAAATAAATATATTAATGATCAACAACACTATGACGACTATCATTTTCTATATGTAAATATAAATTTACTGTAGAGCTCTGAAATATTACTTCCTGACAAGTTTTCCCAAAGTGTCAAAGTGAAACCACATGACTCCAACCCCATGATGAGATGATCTTTGTAGGCAACTGGTTCAGACTTCGGTCCATCTGAATAGTATGGTGTATCAACAAGATTGACAAAAAGTTTTTCACCAAACCCACCATTACCATGTTCTTTCAATTTGAAAAAGTTTCCCAAATCATCTTGTAAGGGTGTCTTCATAATTATTTTTTCAGAATCTGGAATGATACCAAAAAGTTTTCCACCAGGTTTCATTCTTTTTTTTATTTCACGAATAGATTCAAAAAACTTTTTTTCAAATTCAAAAATATAATGAAGAGAAAAATTAAAACAAATCAAATCAAATTTTCTATTTGGACAATTAAAAATATCTCCATGATAAAAGTTTACACGAATTTTTAAATTCTTTGCTCTGGTCCGAGCTTCTTGAAGAGATGTTTCATCTGGATCACACATGTTGATGTTCGCTCCGGCATGTCTCCATTTTTGAAGATCACCTCCACATCCACATCCAACATCCAAGATGAGGTCACCTTCTCGAGTCACTAATTGGATTAGTTCCTTCTTGAAGGTGTTATGAGCCTTTCGGATCTCTTCCATATTTTTATATTGATGATAAAGTTTAAGCAACTTAAGTGATGAATGGCTTAAAGTTTTTCAGTCTACTATATATATAATGACTTCCCTCGAGCAAGATTATACCACTGTCCCTGGTCAACTGTACGCATGCATGTCCTTCGTTGGACCTGAATGCCCCCAAAAAAATGAACAACTTGGTGCAAAGATTAGGGGGTGCTTCAACACTCGCGCTGAGGCTGAAGGTCATGCGAAGCGTCTTCAGAAGGAGGACGCCACCTTCGACATCTACGTTGTCGACATGTACAAGTGGCTTCTCATCCCACCCGATGCCAGTCAGATTAACGATGTGCATTACAGCAATGACAAACTTGAAGAGTTGATGAAGGGCTACAAGGAAAACCAGGCTATGGCTTCCAAGATGTTTGAAGAACGTAAGAGGGATATGGTTGAGTCGAGTTCGAATTTCAAACCCGGCGACGAAAACTCCAAGTACTACAACAAACCTGATGAAGCCCCTATCAGTCACCCTGCTGAAGTTCTGGAACGTCTCCAGAAGGAAGAGCCTGACACACCAATGGAAGAGTTGGTCAAGAGGGCTGATGAGATTGTGGCTATGGAGATTAAGGCGAGACAGGATAAGCGTGAGGAGGGTATTGAATCAATCAAGGAATAATTAAAAATATACATACAAGGTAAGAATGTTCAGTGTGTTGTTGAATATCATCACACTGATCATCGTGTTTTTCGTGGCGTACTTCTTTTTCACATCACCTGAAAATGTCAAAAAGAAGATGAACACAGCATCTGAGGTTTTAGCCGCTCAACTCAAGGACCCTCTGGTCACGAGTCGTGCGTATTTTACGGAAAGGAAGAAGGGTTCCACTGGGAATTTCATCGGACACTCACCATGGGATGAAAAGGACTGGATGTATGGATACCCACTTAACCATGCCTGAGGATAACGGGTTGCATCGTCTTACCCATGAAGAAACCCAATAAGAATACGACGATACCGACAATCCATGTCGTTTTATCAATGTTGGCGAATATGTCAACCTTGGGTTGTTCGTAGGGTTGTTGATACATGTTGGGGGGCATCATCATCATTGGTTGTTGTTGATAATAGTCAGGTTCCGGTTGTTGATGTTGTTCATTTTCGTGTACATCTTTATTAAATTCTATGGGGTTGCCAATATCAGCTTCCATATCTAAAAATACCCTTCATTTTTTTAATCCTGAATTTCCTCATCATCCTGAATTTCCTCATCTTCGTCATCGTCATCCTCGACGACGAAATCCTTGAGATTCCCATGTTCATCAGCATCTTCATCTTCATCGTCGGTATAATCATCTTCGGATCCATTTTCGTCATCTGTATCAATATCACTGTCGTCTAAATTACTATCGTAATCATCTTCGGTGTAGTCATCTTCAACATCCTCTTGAGGCTTGTAGGTTTCAGGCTTCTTGATCTTACGACCAGATCTAGAAATCATCGCTTCTACTATAGTCGGCTGTTTAAGTATTTAGGATGAAACGCAACACCATCGTTTAAAGAGGCGTTCATGACCTGTTTCTCTGCGTAATACCCTATTTGTTTAACTAATTCATGTATATCTTCCTGGAATTCTCCCATTATACCAACGTTTTCAAGGTGTTCAAGAGCCAGATAAAGAAAGGATGGATCCATATGTTTTTTAAATAGCGTAATGTTCGTCATGAAGACATAAAAGTTATCGGAATCTAATCCTGAATATTTATAGGCCTCCTTCACGAGCATATCAATCTCATCCACCTTAACGGTACGTTTCGTGAGTAAGTTTGCCAGATAGGTGGATGCTACCAAGAGTATACTCGACATCTTATTTTGTGTCTGGAAATAAAATCTCTTTGGATTTTTTGTTTAAGATATACTTCCTGGGGTTTCCTATACATTTTGAACACTTCATTTCGATACCAGACTTTTCAACTACGAAGTGACAGTCTCCACCATGTTTAGCATCACACTCTGTATCGGTGACATTCACGACATACTTATTTCTAATTTTGGTAACCGATACTACTTTTGTCGGTTGGATACACTTATTGATGTAAGTATTTAGTATCTCGACAGCTTCGTCGGTATTCACCTTCGCCTTGGGTGGTGGTGTCACGACCCTGTTGGGTGTAGGTACATCGGGGTAGAATTTATTGACGATAGTATCTGATAGTCTATGTTCACGACCTCTGAAGTCACTACAAAACCCATATCGACGACCGATCACTGTTTCACAATCACAAAAACATTTTTGTAGGATAGTACTTCCGACCATATGGAACCAAACATGATTTGAATTATGTTCTCTTCCAAGATTTTCACAATACTTTGATGTGGTTGAAATTAAAAAATGTTTCTTATGTGTAAATATTCTTGTGATCCTGGCATCTTCCTGCCCATTCATATTTTTTCGAATGAATGTTTCGAGGTGAGCGACTGCTTCTGAATTTTTAAATTCATCCTTCATCTGAGCATTCGTGAAAGATCCTTCCTTCTTTTTCGTACCATCTACTGCTGGTACGGTGACTACGTCGGTGATGAGTGTCCTTATGATCGAATCCTTCAATATATCCACTGATGGTTCCTGAGAAACCCGATTCATGAGACATAACACTGGACCGTAGATATACTTGAAGATTGGGAGGTAAGGAGATTCCGTAATCTTTCCGGTATTCTCACATTCGGAACATCCTTGACCACCACAGGTGATATGTTTACCCTTCTTATAGGACCAAGGAATTCTAAAACCACTCCCCTTATAAACTGATTTATCAATCACCTGATCCCAATTGATCTGTTTGAAGACTGCGGTGAGTGTCGAAATCACATGATCCCTGATATTATTGGCACCCTCCTGATTGACGACAAACTCTGGCCAATTCATATGGATACCGGTTTTGATGAGTCCATCATCGACGGGTTTCGGTTTGGAAACACATATCAGACAATCTCGACCGCCCAATGTTTTCACCTTGTCGCAGATGACACGACACACCTTCTGGACACGATCGAGTTCGAGTATTTCTTGATCCTTGTAGTCAATGTCGATGAAAAAATTGTAGGTTGGTGTCTTCTTCTCCACAAGATAGAGCTTCTCTTTGTTCTTCACGGCTTCCACGTATATTTCGCAGAATTCGTCAAGTTTGTCGAATGGAATGGAAAGTACACCACCATCCATGAGGACATGTGATGTTACTTTCGCATTGTTATATTTGTTCTTAGAGCACCAGCTCTTGAACATACTTACTCTGCTATACTGCTATTCTTTTAATCGTCTTGCTGACTATCGTACAAGATCGATCGCATACACGAGACGTCTGCGTGTTCTTTCTGGTCTCCACTTAAGTTCTTTTTAATAACAAGAAGCTCACAGACAGTTTTATCCTTTATACTTTCTATGTACTGATCTGCTCTGTGATCGGTATATGCTTTGTTATCAATAAGAAGATCTCTAATCTGCTTCAAGATGTAAGTCTTTGACTTCATTCTATTTTATACTAAAGGTTTTTCTATTCAAAGATGTCACACACGAGTAAAACTCTTTATTTTGTATGACATTTCGTATGATGAGATCCCATCGCTTCCTAACATTAAACTCTTCCAAAGTATCGAAACTCATAAAATCATTTTCATCGTAGGTTTTCTTGATGGGTTCTTTATTAATTTTTTTAAGATTTGTCCTTGTCTTTTCATCATTAAACTTTTTGATCAAATTTAATTGTTCGGGTCGTTTATAATTGACGAAAAAGATATAGACGTTATACACTAATTCTACCGTCGGACTCTCTTTGTGTATAAAAGTAAACTCTGTATACTCCCCCTTCTTCAATGAAACGACACCCCTCGTCTCTTCTTCAAGCTCTCTAAGAGCACATCTCAATGGATTATAGATTTCCCTACGTCGACATCCTCCTGTGACAAAAATCCAATCCTTAAATCTACGATCTCGTACGGTCAGAAACCGGGGTCGATCGTCTTCAAAAGTTACTGGAATAGCGATAGCCTTATATTTCTTCATTGCTCATTTAGCAAGTTATAATACACGGACATGTTTATTCTTCCTTTTTCTCCTCAGTCACGGGTTTTTTCTCTGGTGCGGGTTCCACGGGTTCAATCGTCAAGTTCTTCATGAGGTTCACAGAGAATGTCTTCACTGCGTTCACATCCTCCTTAGTCTTCTTCATGTCATTATACATGTATACCATCACTGCTAAACAAAGAACGACACTGGCAATGAGCATGGTTTCACGATCAAAAGCAAACATCTTATGTATAATACTAGTCGTTTTCTTTTAAGCGGAAATAATTGCACCCATGTTAGTCTTACCCTTTTGTGTGCATGCATCTTCACCACCGATAAATTGGAGACGTTGATACCTTTCAGCTTCACACTGTTCTTGTTTGGGCTGGACTTCGATAATCTTTTCGAGTGTCCTGGACTTTGGATTGTAGGTTAATACAAAAACTGCTGCTAGTAAAAAGACGACTAACCAGAAGTTCATTTTACTAATAGTGAAGATTATGTTAGGGGAATTAGTTAGAATACATGAGACCACCCATACCATTCTCGACCCTGAGAATGTTGTAGTTCACGGCGTAAATGGTATCCTTGAAGCTCGACGTCTCACTGACGATACGAGCAGAGTCAAGGCGGGAAAAGTTAAGGGAACCAGTGGGCTGGAGCTTGCACGTGTCGAGACAGAAAGGGAAGGTGTACAACGAAGCATCAACCTTGGCGTTGGGGACGTGGTAGTACGAAGTCGCAGACGTGTAGTGAGGATCGATGAACTTGAAATCAGTCACATCGGTACCGTTGATCTGGAGCTTGATACGGTTCGCGGCCGTGTTGACGCTATCCGCGACAACGTTACTCGCGGCGAGGAACTTCACGGGGTGGTTGAAGTTCAACTCTTGGGTACGTCCGAGGGAAGGTAGCGACGTCTGGACCTGAGTGATCAGAATGGAACGGGCTTCCTTGGCGAGAAGCTCACGCTCATCGGTATCCAGGTAGATGTAGTTGGCGTGACACTCCACACGACGGGTGGCACTGTCTACGGCGGCATTGGTTTTCCACCTGATACGGAGTTCGACATCATGGTATTGGAGGGCCACAAGGGGGAGGGCCGACTGCCAGTTCTCACAGAAGGAGAATCGGAGAGGGTAGAACTTGGAGGCGGTGGAACCATCGTAGAGACCACCCGCGACGGACTTGGCAAGACCAGTGGCGAACAGATTGGGGGCGATGTTGTTGGTGAAAAAGGCATCTTGGTCATCAATCACTTGACCACCCACGAGGAGTTCAACCTTATCGATCATGGTCGACCAGTCGAGGGCTTCACAGGCGTTGGTAGAGTTGTTGATCGAGGTGAAGTAGGTGTATCCGAGGAGATCACCCTTCCGTTCGAATCGAACCGTGGACATACCACCTTCGGAGAGAGCACCCTGGATGACCTGACGCTCGACAGTTTGGGAAAAGTTTGTGTGGCGACGGTACGTTGACCTGAAAAAGCTCACTTCGGGGTCACCGACGAGGTGGGCATCCTGGGCTCCGACCGCGACGAGTTGGGCAATACCACCAGACATTTTATATTATATGGAGACTTTATTTTTAAGCTTCGAAGACTTACAAAGTGGGTTGCACTTTGGAGGAAATGTGTTTATACTTCAGTTTCGTCCCATGATTGATTTTCTTCGTTCCACGTGTACGTTTTATCGTCCGAAGGGTATGGGATTGGGGGTTGCCACGTACACGTGTCGTCGAGAGTCCATGAAGGATACGGTTGGGGTGGGGAAAAGTTGTCTTTATGTGGGTGGTACGTCCATCCTATCCCTGCGAAGTTTTTACCTTCCGTGTTTTTATGCGTTTTCACCCACGTTCCATGCAACTCGTACTCACACCAAAGTCGACTTTTCGCGACGATGACTCTAATAACTTCATTGGTTTGTGTATTTAGTTCTGCAAAGGAAGCCATATTCTATATTTACTGCAGATATCTTATTATGACGATTCCTGAGCCACCCCCACCGCCAGAGCTTAGAAAAGCGCCACCTCCACCACCTCCACCTGTATTCGGTGTACCAGCATAACCAGTTGTTGAGACTTGTGAGGTTGGTGCATCTCCACCGTCACCACCTCCACCTGAACCACCCGTTCCACCATAAATTGTGTTGGCCCAGCTGCCAACTATACCCCCGCCACCACCACCACCCGCATAATATGTAGCAGTACCATTTATAGAGGATTGAATTCCAATCCCTCCATTCAAACCATTTGAAATACTAGTAGAAGATGTGTAACTCTGTCCAACTGCACCCGCACCACCACCCCCTCCTCCTTTATACACACTCCCACTAGTAGTACCATTACCCCCCTGTCCACCATTATAACCCTGTCTCGGTGGACCAGACGTGCCAGTGCCACCAACACCACCAACAACATTATTACCACTACCGCCACCACCGGAACCACCGGAACCACCTGGTGTGGTATCGTTATAGATGCTGGTCGCACCTTTACCACCGCCGTCAGCTATGACCTGTGTCGGAAAACTAATAGATGAATCGGTGCCAATAGTCGCCGAAGAGTACGCTGGAGCAATACCACCTGTGCCACCTTCACCAACTATAATAGTATACGAATCCGGTGTTAAATTTGTTAGTGTTCCGGTCATCAAACCACCCGCACCCCCACCACCCATACCACCACCACCGTCTCCTGTACCACCCCCACCCCCACCGGCGACCACGAGGTATTCAACTTCACCACCGGAAAGCACC